CAGGAGGAAGAACGCAATGACTTCAATGATTGAATCTGAACGATGGGGCCTGTGTCTTTTCATCCTCGCCGTTCTGTGTGGGGTCGCGATATTCGCGCTGTCACAATAGGAGCCGACAAAGTGTGGAAAGCCTTTTTAGAAAGTCGTCCTTGGGACGGCCTTGAAAGATTGCGGATTGTTCGCCGTCGTCAGGACGGCAGTTACGACTTGGTGCAGCCCTTCACCCTGAAATCTTATCCGCCATATTCGCCCGCGCCAGAAAGCGAGTTTGCCATTGAGGGAAATTCCTTCATTGGTGAAGGCGGGGCGAAAGACTTTCTGCAAGCGATGGTCAATCTGGCGTGGGACCACGGCATTAAGCCAATTCAGCTTGAAGATCAGAAAAACGAACTTAAAGCCGTGCGCGATCATCTTGCCGATATGCGCGCAATAGCATTGAAGGACTAGGAGCCGCCATGACAACCGCAGAAGCGATGGAGAAAGGATCGTGCCTAGTTTCATAGATAGCATCCTCGCCGAGGCCCTCAAGCCAGGCCTCAGCCCGACCCTTGAGCAGCAATCCATCATCGACGCCGCCCTCAACACCCAAGACAGCCTTCTCATAAACGCCTTGGCGGGCGCGGCCAAGACCACCACCCTCGAAATGATCTGCAACGCTATGCCGGTCATGCCGATCCTTTCATTGGCATTCAATAAAAGGATCGCAGACGAGATGGCGAAGCGCCTCCCAGGCCATGTCCAGTGTCGCACACTGAACAGCCTCGGCCATCGCGTCTGGGCCCAGTCCTGCAGCGGTAAGCTCAACCTCAACGTAAAGAAATCCTATGAAATCCTCAAAGCGAAAGTCGACTCACTCCCGCGTCACGAGCGTACTGACGCCTACGACAGATTCGGAGACACACTTAAGGCCGTCGCAAAGGCTAAGCTTGCTGGCTACATTCCCGACGGAAAGTACACTCAGACGAGCCGCCTCGTCACAAGCGATGCATTCTGGGAGCAGTTCGACGAGGACGAAGTCGATAGGGTCATCGTCGATGAAACCCTCACGGAAGGCATCCGCCAAGCCTACGGAGGTCACATTGATTTTGACGATCAGATTTACATGTCCACTCTGTTCGGAGGTTCATTTCCTCGCTTTCCCCTCGTCATGTGCGATGAAGTACAAGACCTTTCGGAAATTAATCACGCAATGCTGGAACGACTCGTTACCCAAAGACTTATTGCGGTGGGAGACCCTCACCAAAGCATCTATCGTTTTAGAGGCGCCAAATCCTCAGGCATGGCTGCACTTAAAGATAAATTCAACATGACTGAGATGGGCCTTTCCATCTCCTTCCGCTGTCCCATTGAAGTGATAAAGAACGCCCGCTTCCGTGCTCCTCACATGCAATGGCCAGACTGGGCCAAGCCCGGCGCGGTCAGGCGAATAGGAGGCTGGTGCGAACATGATATTCAGGATGGTGCTGCTATCATTTGCCGTAACAATGCTCCTCTTTTCTCTCTCGCTTTTAAACTTCTCAAGCGCGGCCGTGGTGTTAAGCTTGTGGGCTTTGATATCGGGCCTAATCTTATCCGGACTCTTAGAAAGTTGGGACCAGAAACCCTGACCCAAGCGCAGGTGCTCAATGCGATCGACAAATGGGAAGCGGAGAGGCTCGCCAAAGCGAGAGGGGAAGCTACTGTACGCGACAAGGCTGAGTGCCTCAGAGTGTTCTGCGATTTCGGAAGCACTCTCGCAGAGATTACAGCATGGGTCGAGAATATCTTTAAGGTCTCCGGCCCTATACAACTTCTATCTGGCCATAAAGCAAAGGGCCTCGAGTGGGACCACGTCTACCATCTTGATCCTTGGCGAATACCCTCTCCCTTTGCCGTCAACGATGAGGACTTTGAACAAGAGCAAAATGTCAAGTACGTCATAGAGACAAGGGCGAAGAATACACTTTACTTCATTGACTCGCTGATGTTTGGCAAGGAGAATGGAGATGCACTAGCAAATGACCAAGAGTAACTCCATCCAATCCTTCCCCCACTGTAAGGAAATCTGGGATGAGGCGTTCCGCATCGCATCCGAGAATCCCGACGCGAGCGTTCTCATCCCACTCACCACCCTCAGCGAGCAGGCCACTCTAATAGGTGACCTGTTCCACTACCGACTCCTCGTCCGAAAGGAGAACTCCAAGTTCTTCCCCCAGGGCCACCCCCAGCACATGACCTCGATCTTCGACCCCTTCCAGGTCCTCCGCGCGATGACAAAGGACGGACGCTTGGCCGTGCGTATCAAGCGCCGCAAAGCAACCGATTTCCAGATTTTAGTAGAGGATGGCGATGTTAGCCAAAAATAATTTTTGCCGGGGTGTTGACATACCGGTCCCGATATGTTTCAATGCCATTGTGGGCAACCGCCCATGCCATCAAACCGCAAGGAGGATTAAATGGCTGAGACACTTACTATCCAGGGTCACACGTTCACCGCCCCGCTCCGCTATGAAGAGGGCCACGAACTGACCGCCAACGAGGCCTCTGCCCTCAATCAGACCTTCCACGAGAACCTTCGCAATAACTTTGCGAAGAAAGTCTCGGATGCGCTGAATGGGCGCGAGCGGCTCGACGACGACGAGCTGTCCGACCTTCAGGGACAGTTCGACACCTACGCCGAGGGTTACGAGTTCGGCGTTCGCACTGGTGGCGGCGCAGTCCGCGATCCAGTCATGTCTGAGGCGATGCGAATTGCCCGCGACAAGATCTTCGAGCACCTGAAGCGGAAGGGTGTGAAGCGGAAGGACGTCGAGGCCTCCAAGATCACCGACGCAGCGAAGAAGCTGCTCGACAAAAACCCGGAGATCGTGGAGATCGCCAAGCAGCGTGTTGCCGAGACTCAGGCCGCAGCGGCTTCGGAACTCGACGAGGTTATGGCTGGCATCTAACCAATCCTGAGGGGGGTTCTCACACCCCCCTCCTTTTCGGAGGAGTTGAGATGCAGAAGAAGGAAGAGGCGATCCCGCTCCGGCGGGTTTGTATTAACCTACGTAAGGGCGACTACGAGTGGTTGCAATCCACCCACGACCAGTCGCCCAGTGAAACGATCCGCAAGATCATCATAGGCTTCAGAAGAAAGGTCGAGGCCAAGGCCGCACAGCGTATGCCAAGCATTCACGATATAGACCTCGATATGGAGGACGTTATAGGATGAGCGACATCCAAACCCTGTTCCAGAAGGACCCTTTGGGTCTAACCCGCGACGAGTTGCGTGAGATGGCTGCGTACTACCGCGACAAGCGGAATCAGTTCAATCTCGGCGATACACAAGCGGGCTCGACCAAGCGGATGAAGAAGGCCAGCAATGGCCCTAAACCGAACCTCGATGAACTATTGAGTGACCTATGACCTCCATCTTCCTCAACGGGACTAAGGTCCAATACGCTTACGACAGCACAACCCTTGGGTGGCTCAAGGAGTGTCCACGCAAGTACTACTACCACACCGTCGAGGGTTGGCGACCCAAGGGCGAGACGGTCAACCTCAAGTTCGGGAGCCTTTACCATTCCGGCCTGGAACTGTACGATCGACGGCGCGCCGCAGGCGTTGAGCACAACGAGGCCGTCCTCGACGTCATCCACTTCCTCCTGAAGGAAACCTGGGAAAATGGAAAGCCTTGGGAAAGCGAGCATCACACTAAGACTCGAGAGACTCTTATTCGATCAGTCGTATGGTATCTCGATCAGTTTGGTGCGAGTGATCCCGCCAAGACCATCGTCTTCTCAGACGGAAAGCCCGCTGTTGAGTTATCTTTTCAGCTTAATCTCGATTGGGGACCAACGACTGGACAACCTTACGTCCTTTGTGGTCACCTGGATCGACTAGTGGAGTACTCCAGTGGAACCTACGGAACAGACCGCAAAACAACTTCGTCAACTATTACTCCAAATTACTTTGATCAGTTCGACCCTGATAATCAAATGTCCCTTTACACCCTCGCAGCAAAGGTCATCTATCATACGCCTGTTAAAGGAATTATCATCGACGCTGCGCAGGTTGCAGTCGGATTTACACGCTTCGCTCGCGGTTTTACATACAGAACCGAAGCCCAAATCGATGAGTGGCTTAAGGACCTCCACTTCTGGTTCGACGAGCAGGCGCGCTTCGCGGAGAAGGGCTATTGGCCGATGAATGACAAAAGCTGTCACAAATACGGTGGCTGCCCATTCCGGAAAGTGTGCTCGAAGAGCCCCGAGGTCCGAGAGATATTCCTGAACAGTGACTTCGTGAGAGAACCCTGGAACCCATTGGAGCCCCGCTGATGCCAACCCTCGAAGGCGCCCAAGAGCAAGCTTTCACCAAGCTCATCATGATCGGCGACAGCGGTACCGGCAAAACGGGCGCCTTGGCAAGCCTCGTCAAGGCCGGTTACAAGCTGCGCGTCTGGGACTACGACAACAAGCTCGCCGGAGGCATCCTGCCCATCATTCTGAAGCGCGACTGCCCCGAGAAGTTAAAGGAGGTCGAGTATGTTTCACTCCGCGATGAGTATCGCGCAGGCCTTACTGGCCCGGCTTATGACGGTGTACCGAAGGCTTGGGCGGAAGGTCTCAACCTTTTGGACAAGTGGACCGACGGGACCAAGCCAAGAGAATGGGGACAAAGCACAGTAGCCGTATTCGACTCTTTGACTTTCATGGGCGACGCCGCACTGAACTGGATAAGCGCAATGAATCCCTCGGTCAAAGATCAAAGGAACTGGTACTGGAACGCACAGAAGGGCGTTGACAAGACGCTGGCCATAGTATCCTCAGTCCACTTCCAGTGTCACGTCGTCGTCATCTCGCACGTCGATTGGGTCAATCGCCCTGACGGCACAATGAAGGGCTACCCATCCTCAGTGGGCAGCGCCCTCAACGCATACATCCCGAGCTATTTCGAGAATATGGCGCTCTGCGAAACCAATAGCGGAAAGCGCTATATCCGTACGGTGCCTACGGCACTTGTGGACTTGAAGAATCCGGCGGCCTTCAAGATGGCACCCCAGCTGCCGATCGAAACTGGACTAGCAGACTTCTTCAAAACCTTACGGAGCTAAACACATGGCTGATATATCCTTCAAAGACATCCTAGATATGCCAGTTGATGAAATCAAAGAACCGGTGGCACCTCCTGTTGGAACATATCTCACGCTAGTGGATGGACAACCGGAGTATGCAAAGGTCGGACAAAACCAAACTGACTGCGTCAACTTTAAGCTGAAGCTCATCCAGGCTCAAGGCGACGTTGACCAGAAACAGCTGGCACAGTATCTCGATGGAGGCCCGTTGTCGGAGAAGAGCATCCGGCATCGGCTCTTTATCACTAACGAGTCGAAGCACCGGCTTAAGAGGTTCCTCGTGGACGATCTTGGCATCGAACCGAGCAACTTCCGCCAGATGGTGCCGGAGGCAATGGGTAAGCAGGTGATGGCTAAGATCGGCCACCAGCCCTCTGCTGACGGAACCACCATCTATGGCACTGTGCAGAGCACTGCGAAGGTCTAACATCAAGGGCCCGCCTTCATAACTGGGGGCGGGCCTTCCCAAAGGAGATCTACATGAAGCTGCCCCTTTACTTCTGGGAAAATCTGGACTTTCAAGCAGATAACATCACCGACGAGTTCTTCAAAAATGAGTTTCGGGCCCGAAGGATACGAATAGACAAATGATGGCCGAGTCACATCATACTTATTTTCAAAAATAAGGCATATCATGACTTCCGGCGAATTTCATAGAGTCCCAACTGAGAAAATCTGGCTCATCCGCGCCGAGCGACAGCGCAGAGATCTATCAGATATAAGCACACTCGCAGATAGTATTCGTCGACTTGGCCTTATCCATCCTTTGGTCATTGACAGAGACTTCAAGCTCTGCGCTGGAGAGCGCCGGCTCGAGGCCATAAAGATGCTCGGTCACGACTTCGTAATGTGCCAATTTCTCGACGAGTTGGACCCGTTGCAGAAACGTGCTGTGGAACTTGAGGAGAACATCAAGCGAGTAAATCTATCGTGGCAAGAGCAGTACTCGGCAGTTACGGAGTACCACAAAATCCGTAAGCTGGAGTACGAGAAGGACGGCAAGAGCTGGGTTCAAGAGGATACGGAAAAGGCCCTTGGCATCCCACAGAGCGAGGTCTCGAAAATATTCACTGTTGAGAAAGAGGTCAAGAGAGGCAATTCTAAGATATTGGAAGCTGAACGCCTGTCAACTGCATATACAAAGGCCAGCAGTCAACAGGAGCGTCGCGCGCAGGCAATGATGGAGGCCGCTTTTGGTGCAGAGGAGAGGATAAAGTCTGTCATCAACGCCGACTTCCTCCAGTGGGCACTCACTTATGATGGTCCCAAGTTCAATTTCCTCCATTGCGACTTCCCTTATGGGATCGAGGCTGACAAGCGCCACCAAGGTACGTCCGTAGACGTGCATGGAGGATACAGCGATACCGAGGAGGTTTATTGGCGTCTCCTCGCCACCCTGTGCACCAATCTCGATCAACTGTGCACAGAGTCCACTCATATTATGTTTTGGTTCTCTATGCACTACTACGCCGATACTATTCAGTACTTCGCCGACAACAGCGACTTTATCATCGATCCCTTCCCCCTTATCTGGCTCAAGTCCGATGGCGTCGGCCTCCTGCCTGACCCACAGCGCGGCCCAAGGAGAATATATGAAACCTGTCTTTTCGGATCGAGAGGCGATCGAAAGATTGTCTCCTCAGTCGCCAATGCGTACGCTGCTCCTACAGATCGTGCACAGCATATGTCTACGAAGCCAGAACCAGTCTTGCGGCACTTCTTCAGAATGTTTGTTGACGAAAATTCCACGGTCTTGGACCCGACCTGTGGAAGTGGAAGTGCGCTGCGAGCGGCTGAATCTCTTGGTGCAGCGCATATCCTTGGCGTCGAAATTAACAAGGACTTCACGGAAAGAGCAAATCTCGTGCTTGACGCAACAAGGAGAATGAAAGTTGCTGTGCAAGATAGCCATAGTGGGTGAGGCTTGGGGCGAGCACGAGGAGCGCCTCCAGTCCCCTTTTGTCGGCCCCTCCGGCCACGAGTTAATGAAAATGCTCGGCGAGGCCGGGATCAAGCGCAGCGAATGCTATCTCACCAATGTCTTTAACCTCCGACCGAGGCCAACCAATGACATCCAAAATCTCTGTCGAGATCAGTTTACCCCAAATCCATATAACCTGCCCGCACTTTCCAAGGGGCAACACGTTCGCCCAGAATATCTTCCCGAGATACGGCGGCTATATTCTGAGTTGCAACGAGTGCGGCCTAATCTTATTATCGCAGTGGGTAACACGGCAACTTGGGCCCTCCTGCTTAGCACAGGAATTACTAAACTTAGGGGAGTTTGTCAAGCCGCAAAGGCTGCGCCGATCGCGGGCTTCAAAGTTCTCCCTACAATACATCCCGCAGTACTTTTCAAAGGAGCCGAAGCCTGGGCCTACCGACCCCTCATCATCCTCGATCTACGAAAAGCCCGTCGTGAATCCGAGTACCCCGAAATCCGACGCCCAGAGCGAACCGTCTACATTGAGCCCTCCCTCTCCGACCTCGAGCAATTCTATCAGGAGCACTTGATGAACGCCACGGAGATTACCTTTGACATTGAGACAAACGCAGACGCTATTACTTGCATCGGCTTCGCACCCAATGAGCGAGTCGCCCTTGTCGTTCCGTTTTCAGACCCTCGAAGCCCAAACGGTTCTTATTGGCAATCCCTTGATGAAGAGGTGGCGGCATGGGAGTTTGTTCGGAATGTACTTGCGCTTCCTTGCCCAAAATCGGCCCAGAATGGCCTCTACGACGTCACCTTTCTCTGGAAGGCGGGTATCCCAGTGAACAACTTCGAGGACGACACAATGCTCTTGCACCACGCTCTGCAGCCAGAGGCTGAGAAGGGCCTCGGCTTCCTCGGTTCTGTTTACACTGACGAGGCCTCATGGAAGATGATGCGCCGCAGAACGCGGGACGAGACGATTAAGAGGGATCAATGAGGGTGGTGGTCGAGTCACCCTTTGCGGGGGGCTTTAGTAATGTCAGATACGGGAGAGAATGCCTCAGAGACTGCATCGATCGTGGCGAGTCTCCATTTGCGTCACATTTACTTTACGCGCAAAAAGGACTTCTTGACGATCGCATACCGGCAGAACGGAAGAAAGGTCTGGAGGCTGCAGCCGCATGGCTGGAAGTCGCGGACAGTGTGTGCGTTTACATGGACTTGGGTATCACTCCGGGTATGGTACTGGGGATTGTGCGAGCTGCTCGGATCGGGAAATCGATTAGACTCCGGTGGATCAGAGGCACAAGGCGAGAGGAGGTCATCGAATGAAAGCAGTCAAAACGCACGAGCTGAGCCTCCTAACAATGCCCCAGTCCGAGACGGAGAAGTTGTGGGTCTATAACGGCCTCGACTGCTGCGTTACGAACGAGGTCCTTCACGTCATAAAACCTCAGCTCGACAATCAGACCCGTTCCACCTACGAGTTCTCCAAGTCCCTCCAGGGACCCGTTCTGGAAATGAAACTCCGCGGCGTCCTCGTAGACGCCGAACTTCGTGACAAAGCCATAAAGGAGTACCAAACCCAAATAAACCAACTGTCCGACCAATTCAACTACCTTTGCCGAGAAGGCATTGGAATGCTCGGCGCCGTCAACTTCGCTTCACCCAAACAGCTAAAGGAGCTATTCTATGATCGCCTCCAAATCCCGCCAATCAAGCGTCGTCGCATCGTCGCCGGAGAATACACCTACACAGCCACTGTTGATCGAGATGCTCTTGAACAACTGGAATACTACTTCCTTGCACAGCCGCTTGTCACACATATCCTTGGGATGCGAGATATTGCAAAGAAAGTCAGCGTACTTAGAACCGATATTGACCCTGATGGCAGGATGCGAACGTCGTACAACATTGCAGGGACCTCAACAGGTCGTTTCTCTTCTTCACTCTCAGATTTCGGAACTGGAACTAATCTGCAAAACATTGAGGACCGCTTGCGATCGGTATTTGTTGCAGACCGGGGAATGAAACTCGCCTATATAGACCTCGAACAAGCGGAGAGTCGCCTTGTCGGAGCAATCGAGTGGAACCTCTTCAAAGACGGAACCTACCTCAATGCTTGCGAAAGTGGAGATCTCCATACGAGCGTATGCAGGCTCGCGTGGGGGGAGCAATTACCTTGGACAGGAAACATCAAACTTGATAAGGAGCTGGCTGAGAAACCGTTCTATCGACAGCATAGTTTTCGACACATGGCAAAAGTGTTGGGACACGGAACAAATTACAATGGTAAACCTCACACTATGGCCAAGCACACAAAGTTGGATGTACGACTTATCGCCGAGTTCCAAGCCAAGTACTTCCGAGCCTTCCCCGCCCACCAGCGCTGGCACGCGGCGGTGGCTTCACAGGTTATGCAACATGGAAACCTTACCACTCTTAGTGGGCGCAAGCGTTGGTTCTTTGGTAAGCGCAACGATGATGCTACTATTCGCGAAGCTATAGCCTACGACCCGCAGGGCTCAGTCGCCGACATCCTGAACCAGGGGATGCTCAAGGTGTGGCGACTGGACCTCTGTCAACTCCTTCTCCAAGTCCACGATGCAATCCTCATCCAGTACCCCGAGGACCTCGAGGATCGTATCGTCCCGGCTGTAATGCAAGAAATCCTCATCCCGATGGAACTCAATCATGGAAGAAAGTTTGTAATTCCGAGTGAGGCAAAGACAGGCTGGAATTGGGCCTCTTATTCGGACGAAAACCCTGATGGACTCAAGAAGTGGTCGGGTGCCGACTCGCGAGAGCGTCAGCGACAGGCGCCTACCAAACTGGATCAGCTCCTTCATTCGACTAACTGAGAACCTCGACTCGCCGGAGATCTTCAGACGATGGGCTGGCATCAGTGTCTTGGCGTCGGTGCTGGAGCGTAAAGTTTGGAACCAGACACAGCGTGGTACTCTGTACCCGAATCTGTACGTTGTGCTTGTCGGCCCGCCCGGTGCTGGCAAGTCAGCAGTAGTGTCTCAAGCCGAACACATGCTCCGCAAGCTGGAGGAAATACATGTTGCGCCTTCGAGTGTTACGTCGGCCAGTCTCGTGGACACCGTCCTCATTTCCAGTAGAAAGATTTTACATCCATACTTCTTCCAGTATAATAGCCTCCAAGTTATCTCCAGCGAACTACAAAACTTCATCCCTGCTTATGAAGCTGCTTTCATGGGCGTTCTTACTAAGCTATACGACTGTGAACTCTACGAAGAACGGCGTCGTACTGGAAAAGTCAATCACATTAAGATCGACAACACGCAGCTCTCGATCTTGGCGGGTACTACTCCTTCATATCTAAACACTCTCCTGCCAGAGGGCGCATGGGACCAAGGCTTCACGTCCCGCACGATCTTCGTCTACAGCGACAAGTATAGGAGCACCCTCGACCTCTTCTATCGAGACGAGGCCGACGCCCAGCTCGCAACAGAACTCGGCGAGGACCTACTCTACGATCTGCGCGCCGCGCAATGTCTGGTTGGTCAAATGCTGTGGAACAAGGAGGCTCAGGCCGCTATAATGGGCTGGGTTCGTGGCGGCGAGCAGCCGGTCCCGGAGCATGGGCGCCTCCTTCACTACAGTACCCGGCGCCTCCAGCACGTCCTGAAGCTCGGCCTTATCGCCGCCGTCTCGCGCGCTGCAAGCGAGATCTGCCCGGAGGACTTCCAGACCGGACTGGCGTGGTTGATCGAGGCCGAGTCCTTCATGCCAGACATCTTCAGGGCCATGACCACAACGCCAGAGTCCCGTTCAATGGAGGACGCTCGGTTCTACATGAAGCAAATGTACGAGAAGCTTAAGGGACCCGTCCCCGAGTACTACCTCATCGACTTCCTGAAGCACCGCACCACACCGCAGAACATATCAAAGATGGTCGAGATCATGATTAAGGCGCGAATGCTCCAGCACAAATACGACTCGTTCGGTAATTCGACCTACATCCCGTTCAAACCTTAGCGCTCCCCTTTAAGGACTCTATCGCCTACGTCCAGAATCTTGTTACCATATTGTGCTGTCTGGATCATCGAGTAATAAGCTTGATCGATTAATTGACGTTTTTGATCTGGCTGAATATTAGGGTTCTTATAAACATCTTGAACAATCTTCTGCTGCATAGATAGTGCCTTGGCGACACCATCCAGCTGAAGGAACATCGGCTGGCCACCCATCTTCTGAATGTGCTGCATAGCTATAGAGTCACCATCTCTGGCTTTAGCTATCCAAGTGTCGAAATGGCTTTTATTATTCTGGTATCGATCGTAAAAGTTTTGAACTGATTCTGTTGTCGCACTTGGATAACGCGAGACGAAGGCTCTAATAAATGGAATGTCAGATAGCTTTCGTGCCGGTTGCACTGGGTCTGGCAGAACGCCAATATTACGAAGTGCCGCGTCTGCTGCGTTAAGCGCATACTCGCCAAGAGTACCAGTCCACGCCCGAATATAGTTCTCCATTAAGATTGGGCTAGTAATTGCACGAGACACCGGACTAAGCAACGGTTGATCGCTCAACTGTAACTCTTTCATCCCTGGGAAGGCACCGAGTATCTGGCCTAACTGTTTTGTCAGCTCAGTGGTATAAGGCGTGTACTGATATTCTGGCAGGAAGTGCTCTTGCGCGCGCGGAATGAGTGTACGATTGGTATAGAGTGAGCGATTTGCAAACTGCTCAATCATAGGTGCTGTCGCTGTTGGGTAAAACTCAGGGCCGACGGTTTCAAATAAATTTTTAAAGAAGTCTTTGAAGGCCTCTGGCTTCTCTGAATAATAAGAGTCCAATAGTCGCTCAGGTATTGACCCGAATGTGAGTCCTGTCGCCCAAGGCTTTGGAATGCGCAAGAAGAACAGTGCACTATTGGTCGGAGCCACTCCGCGTTCCTGAGCCTGCCTTATGTGAAGTGGTGATGGCGCCTCCGAACCAACAGGTATAATCCAGAACAGGTCCTTTTGCCACTCCGGCAGCTCTTGGTAGTCAGGATCGTCATGATTGAGTGCCCACAGCGCTATCGATGGCAGGGTGATACTAAGTGCAATCTTCATCAGCGTCTTGGCAGGACTGCGCTTGATAGCTCCAGCAATAACGTCACTGTCCTGTACTTTGATATTGCCAAACGCTGAAATAGAGTTATAGGTTTTCATTGCTGCGCCCATTCGCGCAGCATCTACTGCCGTATCTCTTGACACCCATCCAGCACGAGTGATCTGCTCTCGGAGGTTCTCTGGCGCTGGCAGAGATTGATTTGTCTTAGTCATTGCCTTACGGAACGCAGCGAAGTGACTAAGATTCTCAGAGAACTCTGTTGCGGCTCTAAGTGGATCAATAGCATACTTGCTGATTTCTTGAAATGCTTTCGGAAGCGCTGTTGTTTTCTCCCACATTGACGCTTCAGGATCGGCCATTACATTCCAGGTTCTCGACATCAACCCAGTCTCGCTAGTTAGCTTTCTTAAACTTTCTTGCAGGTAACGTCTGTTAAGCGCAGCGACCGAGACATTGCCACCACCACTCTTGAGCCAATTCCAGTACATTTCATCTTTAATCCATAATCCAAGAGCGGCTCTCGGATAGTCAAGAAGCGAGATGTCTCCTCTAAGACGTGCATACTGAAGATCACGAAGAATGTGGCGGCCCCAAAACTCTGGTGTAAGGACGGCGCCAGCCCGCAGCAAGCTTGCTGGCCCTGCAAGAACCTTCGTTACCCAGTTTGCCGTATCGGCAGTCAGCCCTTTTATAGACGCTGCGATCTCAGGATCGGTCTCAAAGGTAAGGCGTCTCCCTTCGCGCATAACTGAGATTGTACCCGGCTCGTCAGGCTGTGCTGCATGAGCCAATACAGTGGCAAGCTCGTTCGGGTCCTCTATTCCAGAGTCACGGAGTTCCTCTTTAATCGCCTCCATAGTCTCCAATCGCTTAGTGACAGTTTGTTTAATTAACGACTCCGACTTAGGCCAAGCCTTACCTGCCTCAGTTAGCATTTTGACAGCCGCTTCACTAACTCTATTTCGCTCAGCCACGTCTAACAGATGATAGGTATTCTTTATAATGCTCTCAACCGGATTAATAATGTCTCGTCCAGACCCCTTTATACGACTAATCGGATTTCGCGCTTGCAGTGAACCACCAGGGGCCAATGGCTTACCTTCCTCATAACCCATTACCCGAGCGAAGGGGAACATCATCTTATTAAGTCTAATCATTTGACTGAAGGCGCCGCCAGAGACAATGCCAGAGTCCCTCAAGTACGCAAGTACTCGATTCTGATAATCGACTGCATTTCGAAATGTCCTTTCATACTTGGCATGGCCATCGATCAGAACCGAGCGCGCCGCATCCAGATTCCCACTTTCGGTTGCAAATCCACTCTTAATCCCACGACCCTCGAGTTCTATCGCGCGCGACGCAGCGCCATAGGCATTGAGGCCATTAACGTCGTCGGCTACTGGCTCCAGTACTTGCTTAAGCGACGGCCCATTATTCCTGCCAGTATTGAAATCAAACGTACCTTGGTTAAGGAAATGATCAGCCTTGCCGGCTCGCCCAGCCATTAATCGAGCAAGCACATAAGGATTATTCTCTGGAGTAAGCTCAGCAAGATCGGCCTCTTTTTTCAACGGAAAGAACTTGTCGAGCAGGTTAGTATATAGCTTATCAAAGGTCAGCGTCTTTGTTGGTGTCTCGCCTTCCATACTGATTTTTGATAGTATCTGCGCTTGGGCCTTAGGGTACTCCATATCCTTACCTTCGAGCAGAACCTTCTCTCGCATCTCCTGCTCTGTTCCAAGGTGCTTTGGAACCTCGAACTCTGTCCCAGGTGCAATCCCGTACTCAGGCAATCCCTCATCCATCTTAAGTGGCAGTTCAAACTTATTCTCGTACTTGGCCTTAGCCCCCCTGATCACGTCCTTGAAGTAGGGCTCTTGAACGCTTGCAGGGATTCCGGCCTCTCGCATTCGCTCTGCGACATCGAGAATCTTCTTCGGTACCTCCGCTTCGTAACCATGGAACTGATAACCGGACTCGCCAAGGTGGTCGTAAGGGAGATCGCCGGTGTCAAGCGACAGTATCTTCTGCGCCACGACTGGATCGCGCGCTGCATCCACAGCTACCTCAGATGGATGCAATCCGTAGCCCTGGTACAGTGTAGAGAGCTTTTGCTCCATCAATGGGGTCGAGTCGCCATTGCCAATAGCACGGCCAGCATTGCTAAAGTCCTCGCCCCTTGGCAAACCACCAACTGGTGCGTCAGTAATATTCCCAGCTCCGTCGCGCTCTATACGAGCTGTTTGAAGCCCGGCACGTAGTGCTCCAGGCGCGTTCTCTCGGGTTAATGGAATAGTTATTCGTGCCACTCCTGTAGGTGCTGCATGAGTAAGCCCAATCATAGCACCAAATCCAACTGCCGCATCCATTCCCTCTGGAGTGCTTAAATCAACTTCGCCGGCAGTTACCTTTCCAGGCAGCTTCAGACCCTCAATAAAATCAGCAGGGAACTGCTTGACTTGATTCCAGAGTCTGGTGCGCCCATCAGGGCTGCTCATTAAATTTATGAACTGAGGAATAGTTTGGATCAGACCGCCTTCGCGCTTGCGTGCCTCTGTACCAGCGGCGAGCCTCCCGTTTAACGCATCAGGTACATTCGCTGGCGTTTGCGGAGCACCAAAATAATCGTCGACTTCTCTACCGTCAAACCCAGCGGCGTTCAGCCGATCACGGGTTTGCTGCATATAAGTGCCAATTTCCTGATCATCAAAGCCAGCATTGCGCAGATGCGAGACTACGTCAACCATCTATGTTCTTCCCGGTCCAAGGACAGGTGGTGCCGTCCTTTGCATGTATTCCATTGCCGATTCGCCAGGTCGTCGCGGTGCTACTGCTGGAGCCTGCGGCGATGGTGCTGGAGCACCGAAAGCAGGTGTGACACCTGGAATGCCAGGCGCCGCAGTTATAGTCGGTGCATTAGGTATTGGCAGCGCTCCACCACCAGAAATTCTATCCTGGACATTCTTAATTACTTGCTCGAACGGAACACGATATTGCTTTAGCTTTGCCTCCGAGGCGAAGAACTCAGGCTTACTGGGATCGAGCAAGTCCATTGGATCTTCTTTGTCTTTGCGACGCTGATCCATTGCAGCATCAAGATCGCGCTCCCACTTATACGCTTGTAGCTTCCCGCTCTGGTCTATATTTCCTAGCATCGATTTCTCAAGGTCGGCAGAAACTGCTTTAGAGAGATCATTCCTAATGCGGCTTAACCGCTCGCCTTCTGGAGTCGTCGGCTCATCGAACTTCTTAAGCACCCAATCCAAATCGGTTCTATTGAGCAGTCCGTTAGAAGCAGCGTCAATAAGCTCGCCTCTTCGAGAGATCTTCTGTGGATCACCATCGGGCAAATTAATGCGTCTATAGAAGTCTATGGCATTCGCATTCGACACTCGTGACGGCGGCCCTGGCAGACCATCCGTCGCTAAGAATCTAATCATTCGTTGCTTCGCCGCTGCGGATGGACCGCCCTGTGTCTCGTCCGGCAGCTGTTTAATCGTTGTCTCAGTCCACTGTGGTTGCTCTTTAGTGCTATCAGTCAGAATATCACTTTCAAATTTATCATCAATCTGTTTCTGTTTCACCTCGTTCACATTAGCAAGTCGAATATTATCCTCTTGCCATTTCTTTATTGCATTCTCACCAGCCGTAGCATTTAAGCTTCGCTGCGTCGCCGATACACTTGTATCAGTCCTTGCCTGATTAACGACAGCCAATGCTCTCTGGACGCTGCCCGCTGCTGCTGGCGGTGCCTGAAGCGCCGCTATATCTGGACGTTCACCAGCAATCCAATCCGCAACCGACTGTCCAGTTATGTTCTTTACATAGTTCTTAGTCTCTGCTGGCATACCAGCCGGTTTGGAACCACCTGCTATCCAAGCAGCCAGATTCCCTGGACCCCAGTTATAGGCAGCTAAGGCCAAGCCAGTATTGCCATTGAATTGTCGCGTCAAGTCCTCCATATAATGCGCGGCACCTTCAATCGACGACGCAGGCGAGCGCACGTCAACGCCGTACTGTTTGGCAGTGTCAGGCATAAACTGGGCGATGCCCTGAGCACCGGCGCTGCTTGCAGCTACGTTGGGATCAAGGCTGGACTCCTGATGAAGCTGCCGTGCAAGCAGGATTGGATTAATCCCGTGCCTCGCCGCGGCTTGGTCAATCATTGGCTGAAACAGCGAGGTGCCCCGAAGTTCAGCGTTAACTTTGAACTCTGTTTGGGCGGCGCCGACCTTCTCTTGGCGTTCCTTATTTGCAAGGTCTGCAACTTCCTGTGTCTCGCCAAGCACTACGCGGCGCTGTTGCAGCTGATCAATCTCGCCCTGCAGCCGCTTGGCTCTAGGCGTTTCAGAACCAAAGGTTCTATACTCATCAAGGAGATCCTGCGTCTTGGATAAGATTGCAGCATTGCTGCCAGCATCGAAGCGCGCTCGAACAGTCTTTTCTGCGTTCTGAATGTCACTAGGGTCGCTGAGGTCACCGCTGTCTTTCAGTCGCTGGAATACGTCAAAGGCAGCACCTGTGCCTTGAGTATCAGCCATAGCCGCTGCGATGACTCGATTCTTCGCAAGATCGCTCACGGCGGTTTTCTTATTAAAATCGATCTCGTCTCTCGGCAGATTTCTCAGACTGCCATCAGTTTCCTCACGTCGCTTTCTGGCGTCTACTTCAGCCTTCCAGACCTGCTCACTCCAAGGCGACGAACTAACCGCATTGCCTCCAGCCGCATTAGCATTAGCGATCGAGGTCTTTTGAGCCTGTTGAAGCTGAGTTTGCCCATGACCTCCGATTTCCCTCGTGAAGCTCCGCGACATCATCGCAGTTTGATCGTCAAATAACTTTCCTCCATAATCTCCCCACTTTCTAACGATCTCAGCTCGCGTGGCCTGTCGTTCTTGATCGATCTGAGCCAAAGTCGCATTCATCGCATCCGGCCCAGCCGCGTGTCCTTGCTTAGCTGTGAAGGCATTTTTCACGCCCTCCATTCGATTGCCCCAGTCCGTCGCGTAGTCTCGTACACCCCCCTCAATCTGCATTTGCTTCAATGCCAGCGCCCGGTTAAATACCTCCCCACCAGCCTGCTCTACGTCCCCGCCGAAGGCGCTAACCGCACGAGCGACGCCAGCCCCGAACGCATCCGGCACATCTGGAACGCCAAAGACCCGCAGTGGCCGTTCGGCCGGCGCTGTCGTCGGAACAGGATCATACGGCGAACCAGGGACTAAGGGCATCAGTAAATCGCCTCGTTAACTATACCACTTGCTAGATACTGCCTGCGATCCCCCAGCCGCCGTGGGAGCGAATGGACCGCCAGGAGCGGCTCCCATGCTGACCACCTTTCCAAGGCCGCCAATAGCTGTTCCCGCCGCACTGATGTCGCCTGCGATCCCGGCCTCTCGAGCGGCCATCACGTCCAGCCCCGCGCCTGCAAGCTTCTCCGACGCTTCAAACCGTTGCCCGTAGGCCGCTTGCGCAGCATCGAACACAGCGGTCCTCTCTCCATACTGCGCCTTAGCTATTTGGCTGGCCCTAATTCCCGTCGCCGAAGGCCCAGTCAGCGAGACACCCTTAGCCCCTTCAAAGACGTTCTGCGCCGAGACTTCCTCCGCGCCACGATAGCCAGCAATCTGCGATCGTTGATAGCCAACAGCTTCTTCTACGTTAGCCCTAGTCTGGAGCGCTCCTGCTAGCTGTTGTCCAACCCCAGCCTGATAGTTATAAGAGGCCTTTTGGGCCTGTCCTTGTTGATACTGGCCATAGGCCTGAATCCCAGCGCCGACAGCCGTCGCAACCATTGCCAGTGGTATTGCAAAAGCCATCACTTCCTCCCTATACAGAATCGAACGAAGCCTTGCTCTGGATCGTCGAATTTCGCCCCGAGCCATCGTGACAGCCACCTCTTTGCTGCCGTGTTCCCCACCTCCACATGCCCCACGATCACAGAATAGCGCTCCAGCGCACTCTCAACCGCTACTTGGCTGTGCCGAACAAACAGAAACTTATGCTCTTCAACAAGGTCGGTCGTCAAAAGCCAAAGGTACGCACGGTCGGAGATGACTGTGGGAGGAGCCAGACCCCACATGCAAGCTACCTTTCCGTCGTGCATACCAAGCCAGACTTCCTCTGACATATGAAGCCACCGGTTGAGAACTGCGTCAGCATTCGGAATGGCGCGCGCCTCCGGGCTGCGCCTCAGAATGTCCCGAAAATCACAATCAGCACTTTGTACAATCGCTACACTCATTGTGATGGCCTCGCGCTTGGGGTGTCCCCAACCACAACCTCCGGCATGATCCCAAGGATCGTCGCCGGATAGGGTAGGTTCTGCTGCACGCAGAGCTGACCAATCTCTTGCCAGACCTGATCGAGGATCTGCCGACCATCGCCGGTGAAAAGGTCGGTGACCAAGGCAGGACCGTTCGACTGAGTTGGGATGGCCCCGAGTTGAAAGTCCTTCATCGTCACTAGGTTGGCAAAGGTCGTTCCAGCTTGTAGGCCAAGAGTGTCCGTCACCCGCATCGTCAGCGCCGGGACCTTCTTACGCTTGGCCTGTACCGTAGGCTCGCCCAGGTCGAGTGGAAGCGTCTGGAGCTGCGGGGTAAAGGGAAGGCCCAAAGTGACCTTGGTCGCTGGCTGGGAGAGCGTAACACTCCCTTGTGCAGATACCACGGTAGAGGGAACAACCGCACCATCTGCTACGCCAGTAACTGTCTGTCCGATGAGCTGCGTCAATCCGCCAATCGACGTCACTGGTTGCCATATTGTGTATCCTTTTCCATCTGGGAGGGGTTGGCCGGTGTAGGGGTTGGCGAACTCCGGTATGTTCTGAACGGTTGCGGTCACTTGAGAGGTGGAGGTGAAGACGGTGATTTTGTAAATCCCACCTCCGGTCCGCACAACCCAGTTGTTCGTCGCCATCGTGGAGGTGAAGGGGGTGTTGACGGTATCGGAGATTGTGACGGTGTTTCCTACTGTTCTGGCGTCGCCTGCGATGGTGGGTAAATTGCCGGGGAAACTAAATGCCGGGGCGGTCTGTAGTGCGCAATCGACGCTCCAGGAATCCTCGTAACCGTAGGGGAAGAACCGATCGGCGAAGCGTTCGATGTACTTGACAGAGTTTGACCCAATCTGTCGCTGTACAACGTGGTAGACAGCATCGACTGTGTTCCCACCAGAGGTCTCGAGGACGGAGGTGACAGAGGTGAATTGACCGGAGGTGTCATGATGTGCCCATCCTTGGAGTTCTTGGTCTTTGACGAAGGCGAGGGAGAGCAGGACTCCGTCATTGCGTACCGCCCATACAGTCTTGAATGGTTCCTCCGACCACGTCCAGGTGGTGAGGTAGAAGCTGAAGAACAGGTGGTTGGAGAGGACGGAGATGTCGGTGCCGGTGAAGATGTTCGCGTAGAAGTTATAGACCATGTGACGGATGTAGCTTCCCTTCCTCGTTCCATAGAGGATGTCCATGTTGATCTTTATCGGCTGAAGGTCGTTCGCTCCATTAAACGCCTGGGACTGGGCGGTGATGTTGGCTGGGGTGATTGGGTCGGCGGTAGAGAGCCCACCACCTCCGTTGAGCAGCCAAGCCGCTTTGCCAGTGAAAGCAACCAAGCCTGTTGGGACCTGGGTCAGGGAGCGAACGTCGTTCAACTCTGATGAAATGATCTGAGTGGAGATCCCGTCGTCGGCCTCGATCGGGAAGGAGACATTGAAGTTGAAGAAGCTCGCTGGCTGGGACATATTGATAGATTGAACAGACTTCGGCTGCGAGGCAAGGACAAGACGCTGTTGAATGAAGCCTGGAACAGAAGGATTGCCACCAGTGGCTGTGCCAAGGACTGCGGTTGCTGCTGCTGCGCCAGCGGAGAAGGTGACGGTTGGTGCGCTAGTATAGCCAGCGCCGATCTGAACTGGATTAACTGCAACCACGCCCCAAGTGGCGTTAACTGTTGCGTTGCTCCCACCATGGTCGATCACCAAGGGATTGATTGGTGTGCTGCCGGTCACGATCGAGCCCGGCCACGCTATAGTACCACCAGTGAAACCTAACCCACCACCAACCGATGTGCACACCACAGTCGCGAATGTGTGGCCACTACCATCTGAAATTGGATAGGTCTTGCCGACGGTATAGCCGCTACCATTAGTAACGATCGAGAACGAAACTATCCCAAGCTGCGCTTGCGCCGTGGCTTGGTAGCCTCCAGCTGGTGGGGCACCGTCAGTTACTCCAGGAACAGTTGTATAGGTGCCCGCCGTAGTTACAGTGTAGCTCTGAACACCAGCGCCCTGGAAAGGATTTTGTCCAATGGGTGGGGTTTGTGCAAAGTCGGGGGCGGTACCGGGGGTGGTATCCGTATAGCTAAGACTGGTGGTGACGTTGGCAATAAATCCCACTGGGATTGGCGTTGGGAAGACTACGCCGGTGCCAAAGACCGGAGAGGCCTTATAGATATTATAGCTGACAGCGCCAGGAACCGCTGTCCATGTTATAGTGTTAGTGCCTGGAGTGGTGCTGTCGGTTAAAGATTTCAGTGCGCTTGCGCCGGTAGGACTCTGGACCGGAGTTGCAGCAGTACTCTCTTGACCATTGATGTCGACTGCCGTGACGGTATAGGCGTATTGCCATCCATTTGCTAAGGTTCCCAAGTTAGTGGAGAAAGCTGGTGTGGTTGGTGTGCCTATAGTTGCACCGAAGTTCGCGGAGGTGATGGTCCAGCTGGCGGCGGAGTTGATGGTTAGGATCTGGACCGGGTAGCTCGAATGGCAGATGATTAGCTGGGTGACGTTCTGAACAAACTTCAATCCGGTGTTGCCGGTGATTGGGTTTGGAAAGAGGTCGGTGGCGGCATAGGGGGAGGCGAGGGTGTAGACGCGCTGCGCAGTGCCACCGGAGACGTAAGCGCCGAAGGTCGTGGTGTTGATGGCGTTCCCGTTAAGATCGGTGAGGGTATAGGTGTTGGTGGTAACGCTTTGAACAATGAAGTAGTTATTGTTCAGTTGAACCATTCCAACAATGCCAGTAATGAAAATCCAATCACCATTAGAATAACCATGAGCAGTATCAGTGATGACACCTGGGTTGGCGTTGGTGGCTGCTGAGATGGTAGTCGGGGGTTCCAGGATCGGTGCACCATTGGAGAAGAACCTTATGTAGAAGTTGCCGAGCTCAAGCACGAAGGACAGGTTGGCTGATGGCTGGAAGGGGATTAAGCGAACTGGGAAGGCGGAATTGAAGCACTGGTTGATAAACCTCGTGCCTGGTCGAGTGGACGCACCACCGCCTGAATAGTCAACGTAGAAGTTGCGAAGCAGCGCTGCGCCTGCCTTGTACTTCGCGATATCAACGCGCGAGCGAAGCTTCGGCGCCCACTCGCCAGAAGCAAAGGAAGTTTGGATGGTTGGTTGGGCCATTAAATTATCTAAGCTCTATGCACCGATACCGCGCTGGGAATATCTCATGATTATTCTTAACGAACTCCTCCCCAACGCTCCGACAGACCGCCTCTGAGGGAACCACTACAGAAGTCATCGCGGGGTTGGTCCAACTAAACATCAGTATTAGCACCCAACTGTTCATGCGACTTCTCCAACGTATGGATAGGTGACCTCGACCTCATCATCGGTCTCAATCCCAAGCTCGCGCATTAACCCTGGAGAGATGTCAGCCACTCTGCCAGTAGAGGTGTGCGGCCCCCAGTCAGCTGGGTGGGCAGTGAAGAAGCGCCCAGTTTTTGGGGAGCGTACTAGTGCGACCTCTGGTCCTGCAAGGCGAGTCTTAGGGAATTGGGTGTAGTCCCAGCGCAGTGCGAGGTAACGCTTGTCCGGGTCGAGCCTACGTGCAAGGCCAGTCGTTCCGGAGGGTTGCTTTGGCAGGAAGATTTCGGGTTTGGTTTCGTACTTGTAGATGAAGGCAAGGCCCTCGCTTGGAGTTACGCCAGTGTCGTTAGGACCACCAAACCAACTGCACTTGCCAACTGTGCGCAGCCTATCCTCAGCAACAGCAGGGGGCTTCGAGCCAACCACTCCTGCGATGACCTCGCAGATACCATCGAAGTGGTCGTTATAGGCCTCAACGTCGGCACCCGCATCGACGAAGCAGATCTCTAATAAGATCGCGGGCTTGTTAGTCCCGTTGAGGAAGTACAGATCGCTGCGCTTCTTTGAGCCACGGTTGATCAACCCACTGACTGAGGAGACGGCCTTCGATACTTTGTCGGCCAGAGACTGCTGAGTGACATACAGGGTCTCAGTCCCACGACCTCCGTCTGTTGGAACGTAGGCGTTGAAATGCACCGAGATGTCCAGATCTCGCGACTGTGCATTGTGCCAGTTAACGATCGTGTTGAGGTTCTGTGATTGTGTAGTTGAGGTGTTGTCGTTGAAGGTGACGACTGTGTCGTTGTTGACTCGCAGAAACTCCGCGACTCGTGGGACGACCTTGCGAGCCTCATCAACCTCATCGATCAGGCCCTTGGCGCCACGAACGTACTTTCCATGTCCGGAAGAGATTGCTATTCTCATGGCTGTTCACTCATGCTGGGTTCTGTAAGGGTTGGAGCCTTGAAGCTGGTGGATTTGTTCTGGCGACACTGGTCGATCAGCTTCTCGATCAGTGCGTCTTTGACTTCGTACTGGTGGGTAGTGCGAATGTTGATCTCCCGCGCCCACCAACCCACGGCGCCGATGAAGATGACGTTCATCACGATCAGCGCCAGAGAGATCGGCTCACCACGCAGAGCATCAACCACCCCTGTGGCAACCTTCGCGCCTTCCTCCACTGGTCCTGGGGTCATTTTTGCAGCCTCTGCCTGACTTCTTCGCAGGTTATCGCAACGGCGATATGCTTGCCGTCAATTAGGTTTATGATGCACTTCAGCTTCGGATCAAAGCCACGATGTGGCGTTACCAGAGACACGACATCTTCAGAATTTATCGTGACAGACTGACCATTCTGCCCGAACGTTACTAGATTGATTGCCAACAGAAGGATCATCTCGCCATCCGCAGAACCAACGCGCGAGTACGTGGATCGTTAACGACGCTGAGATGGTCATCACCCAAGGCTGCGGCGGACATCACCGTGCCTCCAGTTGGTGGAACGGGATCAATACCAATATAGGTCCCACGGTTCGCTGCTGCCAAGGCTGCGCACCGAAGCCCACCAAGACTGTGACCCACATAGAGTGCTCCTGGTACTGATTGCTCCATTACAACCTTGACACCATGACCAGCGAGCCAGTGAGCGAGATTGTCCACTGGATAGTGGATCATAAGACCATAGCAAAGCACGACGGTTTTCATCTAATGCACTCCTGGGGCATGGAAGAATTGCCCAATGAAGTTCACGACATTATAGGCGACTGCGAAGCCTACACCGAAGCATAGGCCGAAGAGAAAGTCCGTGATTGCTTTTTGCATTGTATCCTCCTAATAGGGCGAGTAGAAGCTTCCCCAGTCAAAGCTCATGTTAGGTGTGTACTCCCAATTCGGCCCGCCGAAGTTACCTCGGGTTCGGAGCCAGTCGGGCGTGACGTCGTTGACTGTGAGGTTCTCGTTTCCATCTGCTATCCTCGCTTCGGCGATAAGGCGGTTGGTTTCAGTTATCGCCTGATTGGCCAACGCTTTGTCGCCAGACAGTTGGAATACAAGGCGCGCCGCGAGTATTCCAACCCAAGCATCTTGGAAGAACTCGTCCATGACGTTGGGATCAGTCACCCTCGTGTTGTAACAAAGGATCGCAGCTTCTTGATTACAGATGATAACACGCTGCGAGCCCTGGGCACCGAAGGTGAGGTTGAAGGTTGCGCCGGTTCCACTGCCGGAGGTTGATCCTTGGGCAACTCCGGTTGGGTTTTGGCTGGAGAAGTAGGATCCGCCGACGAAGGTCCCGGCCGGTTCATCGAATATCTGGTTGACAATGCTGACGGATGTGACTGCACCGCCGCCTCCTATTCCGGTTACGGTTAAGAGCGCAGGCGCGCCCACAGGCATGGTGAAGCTCTGCAATGGCAGACCAACGCCAAGGCTTGCTTGAGTGAAAGTAAAGCTTGGCTGCACCAGCGTTATGGTATCGCCGACCGAATAGCCAGTGCCACCAGTGGCAACAGCAGCAGCAGTAACAGGAAAGAACTGATCACTAGACACCTCGTATTTAAGGGCAGGTCCTGTCCACCCGATAGGGCTGAACCCGGTCACAGTGCCAAGTGGATAGATAGGTGTCCCGCCAGCAAGTGAGGTGTACTGGGGGATAAGAAACCTTGGCCGGACACAATCCGACGGATACTGGTATTCGTACGACCACTGTGGCGGCGGCATTCCTGGAACCCATAGCGGCGCCCCACCTGCCGAGTTCTCCGGAGTACCTGGCTGGCTCGTAATATACACTAGGGTCGCGTACTTGCGCGCACAGTTCCATGGTGCCATCCTGTTGAGTTCGTCACGGAGTTTGAACATGATTAGCTGAGCTTGGATCGCTTCGTTTGAAGTCAATCCAGCAAACTCCGACGCGTTCATGTTCGTGCGTGAGCCGAAGAACTGAAGGGCTCGGTTAGCGATGTCGAGGTTGGAGGTCATGACAACGGCTCATTTCCAGAAGGCGTGTTCCACTTGTTGGTCGTAGCGTTGTACCCATACCCGCACCAGTCGGTTGGTTCGACGACTGGCCAGATAGCCTCGCTAGCCGAGCTTCCAGCTGGTTCTCGCTTATGGCAAGTCATAACGCCATTAGAGTCGGTGTTAGCAAAGTAGCACCCACTACACGGAGTTATCGTCTCACTAGGCGGCGGTGCGCGGACGTCAGCCACGTCGGTTCATACCTCTCCCATGATTCTCACCTCCCAAACCAACTCCACCGCCCTCCCGAGGGGTTGCAGACTTAGGCCCTTGAGTTCCACAGTTGCCGTAGTTATCTCCACCGAGGCCGGGCCCTCGATTACCGAGAGAGGTTGGTCCTGTTGGTGGGTCATAGCCCATAACATCTCTAGCAGCTTTGATCCCTCCTGACTTAGCTCTTCGGGCTTGAGGCTTCTTTGCATCCGGTCCGTACTCCGATAGGATTGGTCTAGCCATGTTGACTCCCTTCATCCCCCTCATTTTCCCCGCCCTTCGAGGTTATGCCTGGGGACCCAGAGGTCGTGGTCGGCAGACCATACTTCCCCTGACTCCCTGCGTTGCCATAGTTATTTCGCTCTGCCAGGCCTGGGCCTTTGTGACTGAACGTGGTGGGGCCTACGGGCGTGCTGTACGGGAGGCTTTTTGCCTCCATGACTCCCCCGCACGTCGCTCTTGGGGCTTGAGGCTTGTCGGCGTCCGGGCCGTACTCGCTTAGGATTGGCCGGGGCATTTATGTTCTCCTCCGTGCTGGTGGCGGTGTCGGCGCTCGCGTAGGAGGGTTTGGTTCGGTCTCCTCTTCCTCTTCTTTCCCAGCAAGAACATGCAGCATCGCTTTGGAGAGTGCTTCATGCGCAGCTGCGGTGATGGCCGAGTAGGCTGGTGATTGTGAGGACAGATCGATGATCTGCAACAGAGTCAGTACTTCTTTAGGTGTCATTTCAATATCTCCCTTGCGAACCTCGGTTGTGGGACTGGGACTTAATCATCGGGGACTTGTATCCCCGCCCAGCGTGCATTGGATCCCCACGATAGTTCGTGTCGTCGTGGGATGTGACGTGTGAGCCCTGCATTTGCCCAAGCTGAGCTACGCCGCCTGGGTTGATAGCATGGGGCTTCGGTTCTACTTTGCCGCCATAGCGGCCATCTCTACTCGCTCTTCCCTGTTTCATCTCCATTCTCCTTTGGTGGTTCAAGGAACCGTGTGTGATCCCAGCGGTTGGTTGGGTCTTGTGCCATCTCCCGGCGAACCTTCTCGAACGCACCGCCATCGGTGTGCAGTTTCGTTACGAGCTGACGATAGCGGTCGTCGAGGCGTTCGCATTCGCGGAGGATATATACAGGCACGTTAGCACCGACGTCCTCATACATGTACTTGATGTCGTGGATGTCGTGCATGTAGTTCGCGAACCTTCGCATGAACTCTGGGATCTCTGCCTCAGCGTTGTCGATCATCGCGTAGACGAATTTCGAGATCAGCTCGCGGGTGGTTTTGTTCTCGCGCGCGATGCGATCCTGCTGAACGATCATTTGATCGAGGAGTTGACGGATTTGCACTAGTTCGTCTAGTTCATCACTCATTTCATTCTCCAGCTTGCTCATCGAGCTTCTTTTTCTTCTTTCGAAGAATCCCTGTGCGCGCATCTGCGCGATTGAACTCCTTAGCGACCGCTTGCGGCACTCCAGTGCGCTTCGCTGCGCCCTTGTCGTGCGCGATCATCGCCATAAAGCGCGCCTGTTTTGGTGATGTGCTAGGCATGGCCTGTTCTCATGGTGGGGGTGAGTCCACTTTCTTCGAGATTGGCGGGTAGACTGATTGATTCGAGCCAAGGCCGGTCAGTGCCCACACTTCTGGAGAGATCTGGTACCAGTGCGTGGCTGACATGAGAAAGAACCCAGCTGAGGCTGGCGGAATAGACTGCGTATCTAGGTGGCCAGGTAGTATCGGTCCCATAGCGTAAAAGACATTCACCGCAGTAGTGTCGAGCGGATCTACGTTCGCGGTCGGTACCCAAGGCGTGAACATTGCTTGCACAGTTCCACGATAGATCACCCTGTCTACATAGTGATCTTGCAAGAACAAGTAGGTGCCTTGGTAGATGGGCACGAAGGGCGGTTGTGGTGTCGCCCCTGGCTGATCGCACAGCGCAACTTCGGTTATGGCAGCGAAGCCAAGCATTTACCACACCTGCACTCCTTGTTCGTTAAACACAGTAGCCATGTTGGCAATCGCTCCTTGATCGGTGATGACCTCGATTTCGATGAAAGGCAACTTACCGGTTGGATCAGCGCTGATATCGTGCAAGGAGTTATAGGTCAGCGTGCCGTTCATAAGCACACCAGAGGCACTACCAAGAGTGCTAAGGCTGTCACCGGACTGCGCGCCAGTAGTTGTGCCGGGGACGTACTTGCGCTCACCAGCGATGTTCAAGTTGATAATGTCGGGGGTGAATTGGCTAATCACAGTACGGTTTTGGGAAGTTGCGACCATGCTCTCGCTTGCTACAGTCTGATAAGGCGAGACCGTCCAACTAAGCCCGCTGCCACCAGTGATGACTGTCCCTCCCGCAAGAGCGCCGGTAGTGTCGGTGAGCGTCTGGCCAATGGCGAGCGTGCCGGAAGTGACGCTACCTACTGTGAGTGTGTTGCCTGCGATTGATGACGTAGCAATCGCAGCGCTAAGAGGTGTGTAGTATGACATCCATATATTGAGCTGCACGTTAGCGACTGCGCCGGTGTATGGCTTAACCACGTTAAATCTTATTGAAGTAAGATTGCCCCAAGCAGGGATGACAAAGTTGTTAGTGCCGCCAGATGTGAATGGTATTCCTAATGACGAAGTGTAGGTATATTCACCAAACAACCGCCCTGGAGTTGCTCTTTGCAGCGCCGAGACTCCGCCGCCCCTGCACTGACTGAAGGTCAGACCATTGCATGAGTGTACGGCGACGTTGGTGATGGCGGGACTGCCACTGCCAGAGAAGCCTGGGATTGATGCTAGTGTAGTATCGGCGTAGTAATAGCCTGGGTAGGTGAAAGTGACGGAGGTTGATCCGAAGGTCTGCGAGGACGACATTGTGTAGGTAGCGCCAGCACCACCACCTGTCGTTCCGGACAGTTGGTTGACAATAGAGACTGTGGGAGTGATGCCGGTCCCAGTGATGAGATCTCCGACTTGGATTGTGAATCCTGGCGTGCCGCTGACTGTGAGAGTCGTGCCAGAGCCTGAAGCAGTGACCGAGCCCTTGGTTAGCTGTGCATCCTCGCGGATGTTTAGGACGTTCGTCCCACCCATGAAGTTGTCTGTGCCAGTGAAGATCAACCTCGTTCCCGGCTGCATCATCTGCCAGAAATTGACAATGTCGCCAGTTGCCTTGGTCATTTTCAACGAGCCAGTGACGAACTGAAAGTCACTGAAAGCGGTGAAGGCATTAATGAAATTGTAGCCAAGGCTGCTGATTTGGCAGTTCTGGGCCCAGAAGCTCTCGGTGTGACCGAACTGGGGTTGGAGAGTTAGTTGCGAAACGTAGCTATCTCGGATCGACCACTGCCGCACTGTACCTTGCAGCTGTCCATCGAACCAGCACGAGTCCATATCGCACTTCATGACAGAGGCGCTTTGAAATTGGGTTATGAAGCCATGGCACCCGTGCATGATGAGAGATTCGATGTCTTTGTCGATTTCACTGAAATTCCACCTGCAACGCTCTAGGAGCGTCTCCTGCGATGATGACGGTGCGAAGTTACTGGAGCTGTTGAGATCGCAGTCGACCATGCGGATCTTGCGTCCAGCGCAGCCACCATGCGCAGAGGTGTCGAATGTCAGACCGTAGAAAGTCGCGTCGATGTTCCAACCAGTGTTACAGACGTACATGATGACTGGACCGCCAGTCTCGGGCAGCGTGCCTGGGTTGGGGTGTGGGTAGGTGGTTAAGTGGCTGAACCTGGTCTGCGTGTCGATAAAGACAACGCCAGTGCCTGAATTGTTAGAGGATACGAGATGGTATTCAACATTCCAGAAATTCTGAGCGCCGCCAGATCCTTGCATGGAGATCGAGGCGATGGCGACCCAAGTGCCGACCACGAAGAGCGAGGCCTGCGCAGGAGTGAGGCAAGTCACATTGTTCTGGCCTGGACTGACGTTAGCGATCAGCGCGCAGCTCGTGCCGAGGCCGGTTGAGCCTGGGAAGGCAAATGTGCCAGCGCCGAAGTCCAACCTAGCACCATAGCCCCAGACAACGATCTGTGGAACAGTGCCGGACCAGAAGCCTAGATTGGTGTTGACGTAATGACCCGCTGGTATGAATAAGGTAATACCAGCTAGACCGGAAGTGGCCGCGAAGTTCTGGAAGGCGGTGAACGCAGCAGTATCATCATTGACACCGTTGCCGGTCGCACCGAAGTCTTTGATGTTGTAGTACGCTGTGCCGTCACGCCAGATGAAGCCGAGGTTAGTGCCAACCCAAATCGGGCCTGCCTGACTAAAGATGATACGACTCTCGAAAGCACCATAGACAGTGCCATTCCTAGCGAGGAAAGCACTGGCCCACAGGACAAAGTTGGACGGACGACCGACCAGATGGGTTGATGTATTGCCGCCATCAGTTGACAGCCATACACCGGCGTCGGGGTCGGTGTCGGAGCTATTAGCGACGATAATCGTCAGGCCATCGGAAGAACAGTGCAAGCCTTCGGCAGAGTTGGTAAGGCCTGGGCACCCTGCATTGGTTACGCCGCCATCAGTAGATTTATTGACGCCAAAGGCCTGGAAGCTTTCGTAGAAGGTCAGGCCATCATCAGAGCAATCACAGAACATAACGCCAAAGCCAGCGTAGGCGCTTAG